AAGTTTGATACTAATTTGTTACTAATTGCCCCTTATTTTGCCCGCTTTACACCGCATTATATATTGAATAATCCTGAAAATATCGGGGCCTTCGGCGGTTGTAGACAGGGCTAATTTATGATAAAATAAAAACAAGAAAAGCGGGAAACCCCTGAAAAATGGGCGTTTCCCGCTTTTCTTGTTACTAATTTGTTATTAGTTCAATGTTCAAACGCAGTTCCTCTATATTTTTGTGAGTGTAAACCCGTTCACCCGTTCCCTCAGATTTATGCCCCATGATCCGGTCAATACAAACCTTGTTTGCCCCGGCAGAATCAAGCCTACTTCTTAAAGTGTGGCGGCACTCATGCGGGGTATGTTCCATTTGCAGCTTATCCATGAGTTCAGCCCAAATTTTCCGGTATTTGGTTTTACTGATTTTCTTCCCTTCGTACTCAAACAGATACCCGCTTTTTGATTGTTCAAAGCGTTTTTGAACAATACTTTGAATTTTGGAATGTATGGGAACAAGCCTGTTCTTCCCCGCCGCCGTTTTCGTTCCCCCGATCATGGTTTGGGAATTCAAGTCAACATTGGAGATTTTCAATTCAAGCATTTCTGAAATCCTGAACCCGGTATAGAGGAAGAACAGCAGAGAATCAGCCCATGGAAGATTTTTGTTTTCCCAAATGCGGGAAACTTCTTCGTCCGTGAAAATTTCCTTGCTTGTTTCTGGTATAGGATCAGAGGTTAAAAGGTCGGAACAGCATTTTGAAATTATGTCAAGTTCCATTGCGAAACGGTCAAGATGCCCCCAAAGGTTTTTTATCGTCCCTTGCATGGAGTAACCGCAGCCGCAACTATCAATGCAATCTTGCATTTGGTATGATTTAATTTGGTTATACCTGACCTTTGCCAAACTGGAACAATGCTTATATGCTGATTTCAACGATGATTGGTTTGCAGTTCCCAATTTCACAGCCCGTTTTTCAAGCCATAAATCATAGAGTTCTTGAAGCGTGATTTTGTCCGTGTCTATATTCCACGGGCTTTTATTGTAATTTGCAAGCAAAATCAAACCTTCTTCCCGTGTGGTGGTGTAGCCTATCGGCTTTTGTTTCCCTGATTTACCTTCCTTCACAACCCACGGTTTTCTTCTTTTGCCTGATAATTTCGTTACAGTTCCATATCCATTTGGATTTTTCATAACTTCACCGCCTATCTTGAAAAATCAGGCGTAAAGTGATATAATATAGTTTGACCGCCTTAAATCACTTCATCCTGATTTATGGTCGCTTCCCCCGTTGGTGTTGCAGCACTAACGGGGGATTTTTTGTTTTCAAAGTTCAATTTGTACCTCTGAATTTGTGTTTAATTCACGAAATTCTTTAACCAATTTTGCAGCAGAAGGGAGATTGTTATTTATATCGAACCCAATATACTTTAATTCCCCGTGTTCCCCGATATAAGTAATAATCAAATATTGGGTGGCGGTTTTGATCTTTTTATTTTTCGCCCGTCCACCGATGATTGCCCCCAAAGCTCCAAACATTACGCCCCCGGCGATTGCCCCGCCAATACTTGAAACCGCTTGATTTTGTATTTCGGTATCTGTTTTTATACACATATCAGTAATTTTTTCCCGTGGTAATTTGATATTTGTTGTTCCAGCTTTGAAATCAATCCGATCTGGATAAGACTTGATTTCACATGAAAGATTTTCAGCAATGGGTAATCCGTTCACATGATTAAATGCAGTATGCATCATAAGACCGCTTTTCTTAATTGCTTCTTTTCGTGCTTTTTTTGTTCTGGATGTTACTACAATCATCCTTATGCAAAAAATAACAATCAGTATCAATACGATGATTGCAATGAAATACGGCAACATTTCGCCAATAGTAGATTTACCTAGTGGTGTATTCATTACTTTTGTTTTCCTTTCTTTATTGAAATTAACTTTTCAAGGTTCAAGTAGTTCAAGTTCAGGTTTCCTTTCTTATTATTTTTATTTTCTGAAATCAATGAAAGATTGCATTGTAAAAATTCAAATATAAAGAACACAAATATAACTTGAACCAACTTGAACCCGCCTGTTCTCACAAGGGTTTTATCTTGAACCGGATAACTTGAACCAACTTGAACCTATCTTGAACCAAAGTCTACGAAAATCACATTGCCTTCCCGCTTGACAATTCTTTTTGAATGGAATACTTTTCATCTTCAAGAAGCGTTTCCATCCTTTCAATCACCTTCCCCTGATCCACTTCATCAAGCTGGATGAAAAGGCTGACCGCCCGAAATGCTTCTTTTCCATAGCACCGTTCAAACATTTCACAGGCAGCGGCTTCATTTTGTAGCTTCTGTTCAAGTTGGGCTAATTCTTCCCTTCCAGCGGGAACATTGTAGCCCATAAGCCAAACTTCATTGACATTCAGGGCCAACCCCAAAATAGATAGTTTATCTTGTTTGGGTTCAACTTTCCCGGAAACATACTGACTTAGATCATTCTTTTTTAGCTGAACATGGTATTTTTCGCAGTACGGTTTGCAGGCTTCCAAAATATCAACTTGTTTCAACCCCCTTTCACCCATGATCTGCTTTAATCTATCAGCCGTGGTGAATTTCTTCATGCAATCACTTCCTTTCCTTGTTGGGGTAATTACATTATAACGCACCTTGAAGAAAAGTTCAAGAGGGTTAGGAAAAAAAGTTCAAAAAATTTGAAAAAACCTATTGACAACTTCAAAACCGGATGCTATAATCTATAATATAGACAAGTTCAAAGGAATTGAACCAAACGACAAGAAACAAGCCGCTGCAACGGCAAGCAAATGAAAGGATGAAGTGATTATGAAAGATTTCATTTTGAAGATGGTTAAGGATTTCAACGAATATTCCGAATTGGTAGCCCTGAATTATTCAAACATGAAAGAGGGAGAATGTGACGAAAGCACCCTTCAATGGAACAGAGGGCATTTACAACGAATTGAAGATTACCTGAACTATCTTGCAGATAGCACGGACGGGGTAAATCTCAAATGGGAGTGCAAGGAACACACCTTTGGCTATGACGATTGGCAGCGGCAGCTTGAATATAGAACTGTTCGGGTTGTGTTCGATAATTAAGAAAGGCGGTGGAACAAGTGAAAGAAACCAGCTTGAAACCCGTAATTGAAAAACTTGAAAGTTTATTTTCAAAGTTCAACGAAAAGTTCTATAACAATGAACTTCAAACCCCTGTTATCACAGTAAGCCCGGACACAACAAAGGGTGCTTATGGGTGGTGTACCGCTTGGAAGGCGTGGACGATTGGCGAACAAAAGAAGATCGCAGACCTTTCCACGCTGACAAAAGAGGATTTGGAAGCTATGAAGAAAGATGATGGCTTCTATGAAATAAATATTTGTGCTGAACACCTTGCAATACCTTTTGAACAGGTTGCGGAAATCCTCTTACATGAAATGGTTCACCTTTACAATCTGCAAATTGGGGCTCAGGACACAAGCAGGGGCGGCACATATCACAATAAGAAATACAAAGAAGCCGCCGAAAAGCACGGGCTGACCGTTGAAAAGGATGCAAAATACGGCTGGACGAAAACAAGCCTGAATGATGAAGCAAAAGCCTTTGTTGACGGTATGCAGGATAAGAAATTTGAACTTCACAGAAAGAGCCTTCCGAAAATCCCCGGTGCGGCGAAAACCAAACAATCAAGCCGGAAATATGTTTGCCCCGTGTGTGGCTGCATTATCAGGGCAACAAAAGAAGTTCATGTTATTTGCGGTGATTGCAATGTAGAGTTTGAGGAAGAAGCCTAAACAGCTTCTTCCCCGGAAAGGGGCGTTGAAAATGTCAAAGATTCAGGAAATCAAAGAAGCTATGGTTGCATTAGGCTATCCGAAACCGGAACACATTGAACTTGAAGAATTAGACGATAGCAGAAGTAAAGTTATATATGACGGTCATTTCACGATTGGCATTTATGATTTCAACCGTCACACATTCGTTGATTAGGGGGTGTTGACCGTGGAAGAAATCATTTCAAAAGTTGAACATGAAATTGAATTTCAGAAAAAGCAAGCAAAGGAATATGAAAGTGGCATTTACAAAGATGAAATTCTTTTCGCAAGGTACGATCAAGCCGCTAAAATCCTTGAATGGGTGCTTGAATTATTAAAGAAAGGATGATGAAGATGTTTAGATATTATAGCACTTTAAGACCGATTACACCGGGGGCATACCCCAAACCCGCAGACAATCCGGCAATGCTGATTCACAATTTCGACAAGCGGGAATATGTCGGAAAAATCGAGCGTGAAGCGTGGGGATATGTAGAATACAATAACCCCCTGACGAAAGAACAAATTGAAGCCTTTGATTTTGTAGCAGAAAGCAGCGGGGAAGATAAAGAAACCATTTGCAAATTGCTTTGCAAGGTTTTACAGAAAACCCGTGGGACGGCTGACCTTGTTTCCCTTACCTATGACAGCGAAAGCGAGATTGTAACAGCAGCTTTTGAAGGTGGAACAAAAAAGATAAATGTTTCAATGGATTCAGGTACGGCAATGATCCGGGATATTGTAAATCATTTAGGATGTTAAGAAAGGGGTGAAATCATGGCATACGATTATGCAAAATTAAACGGAAGGATCGTTGAAAAATGCGGAACACAAGCGGTATTCGCTAAAAGAATGGGGCTTTCCGAAAGAACTATTTCAATGAAATTGAACAACAAGATTGCTTTCAAGCAGCCTGAAATTCAAAAGGCGTTGAAAGTGCTTGATCTTTCTAGCAATGAAATCCAACAGTATTTTTTTACCCTGAAAGTTCAATAAAATTGAACATAGAAAGGCGGTGAACAGGATGAAGAAAGTAATTGCAGCGTGTATTGACCGGGTTTTGGAGTTCGACAAACAGCAGGAAGCGGCAAAGTACCTTGAAACCTTACGGGAAAAGAAATCCGAATTCAGGATTTTGCACCGTGAGGAAGTCGGCGGGAAGTACCGGATCAGAATTCAGGAACAGTACAACAAAAGCCCCATGCTTGAAAACTAAGCAAAGAAAGGATGAAGTGAGCAATGAGTTTTGCAGAGAAATTGGAGAACCTTATGCGGGATTTGGGCTTGTCGCAGTCCAAACTTTCAGACCTTACCGGGATCGGGAAATCTTCTATCAGTCAATACCTTTCCGGAAAGAATGAGCCTTCTAAAGGCCGCAAGCAGGAAATTGCCCGTACATTGGGGGTTCAGGAAAGCTACTTTGAAATGTTTGAACCCACTGCAACGATCCAGTACGACGGGGTTGTGAACTTGCCCGTTACCCTTGCGGCAAAGCTGATGAAGAAATCCAAAGAATGGGTTATGCAGGGTTTACGGGATGGCGTGTTTCCGTGGGGATATGCGGTGAAGCTGACAAATTGGAGTTACTTTATTTCTTCCAAAAAGTTCACCGAATACACGGGAATTGAAGTTCCCCTGAATGAAATTGCTTGATGGCAGAAAGAGAGGATAACAAACATGAGTGAAACAGGAGTTGTAAAAGGGTTCAAAGTGTTCAATCCTGACTGGACTTGCAGCCCTAAGGGGAACACAAAACAGTACACTTGCCCCGGCAAATTTGAAGAAGATATTATCCCGATCCGGTGCGGGCATGGGATGCATTTCTGCAAAAAGGCTGCTGACTGCTTCAATTATTACGAGTTCAATCCCAATAACCATGTTGCAGAAGAAGGCGACAAGTGCTGCACTAACAAACTGGAAATTGTGCGTGAAATTCCGTGGGCTGAATTGCTTGAAATCGTGAATTCAGGAAAGGGTTGCGCCGGACTTTGCAACAGCGGCGATTGGAACAGCGGCAACCGGAACAGCGGCGATTGGAACAGCGGCAATTGGAACAAGTGCAGCTTTTCCAACGGGTGCTTCAATACTAAAAGCCCGAAAATTTACCTGTTCAATAAGCCGTCTGAATGGACGAATTCCGATTGGATAAACAGCGAAGCCCGCTTCCTGTTAGATCAGATTCCGGGGGATGTGCTTGAATACATTTGTTTTTCTAATATGACGGATGAAGAAAAGGTAGAACACCCGGAAGCAGAAACAACGGGCGGTTATCTGAAAAAACTGGATAATCCCGAACGTGCGGTTATTTGGTGGCGTGGACTTTCTGACTGTCAAAAAGCGATTATCACAGCAATTCCGAATTTCGACAAGGCAATTTTCAAAGAGATCACCGGGATTGATGCTGATGAAGATTAAGGGGGCGCTGATCAAGAAAGGCGGTGATGAAAATGAACCTATATCCCCATCAACAACGGGCGTTAAATAGTACAGAAAGTTTTAATCGTGTTGCCTATTACCTTGATATGGGTTTAGGTTAGGAAAAACCTTTGTTGGTTCTGAAAAAATGATGAAGCTGAACGCCCGGATTAATCTTGTGGTTTGTCAGTGTTCAAAGCTTCAAGATTGGCTCGAACATTTTCAAACCCATTATAGAAATCAGTGTCAGCGCTTTGATCTTACTAATAAAACTGATTTTGAAGCCTTTTTTCAATGGGCTATTACAGATCACCCAGCGCCTATTCCTATTGTTGGGGTAATTAACTATGAACTGACTTTCAGGCGGAAGATTCTGAAAACCCTGAAGAATTTCACCCTGATGTTGGATGAATCTTCCCTGATTCAGAACGAAAACGCCAAGCGTTCTAATTTTATTCTTGGTCTTCACCCTGATAATGTGATTCTTCTTTCTGGCACCCCTACCGGGGGCAAGTATGAGAAGCTGTGGAGCCAATGCAAACTGTTAGGTTGGAACATTTCAAAGGATCTGTTTTGGAAACAGTATGTTGAAACGGAATGGGTGAATCGGGATGGTTTTTGGCGGCAAAAAGTGATTGGTTACAAAAATGTTGACCGGCTGAAGAAGAAGCTGGCCGAACACGGCGCAATCTTTATGAAGTCGGAAGAAGCCGGGATTAGCCTTCCGCAAAAGACTTGGATTAAGGTTGGGACCAAGCCTTCCCCGCTTTATTGGAAGTTCCTGAAGAAACGCTGTGTTTCCATCAGCACCATTTCCCTTGGTGAGTTTAAACTGGATGCCGATTTCTACGGTTCTAATGAAGACTATGAACGGGAATTGATCGGTGATACCACCTTAACCCGCCGCTTGTATTCCCGTCAGCTTTGCGGCCTATACAACAAGGCTCGCTATGAAGCCTTCCGGGATTTGGCTGACAGCACGGAAGATCGGCTAATCGTGTTCTATAACTTCACAGAGGAAATGGAACGCCTGAAGGGCATGGCGACCGCCATGAATCGCCCGGTTTCCGTCCTATCCGGTGAAATGAAGGATTTGAATGCTTACCAGTATCAGAACAATTCTATTACCTTCATTCAGTATCAGGCCGGGGCCATGGGGGGCAACTTCCAAAAAGCCAACAAAATCATTTACTTCAGCCTTCCCCAAGGTTGGGAACTTTGGGAGCAGAGCCAAAAGCGGATTCACAGGATGGGCCAAGAACGCCCGTGCTTCTATTACCTTCTGATCTGCCCCGGAACGGTAGAAGAAGATATTCTTCACACTTTGGAACTTAGAAAGGATTACACAGATGAACTATTCAAGAAATATCAAGAAAACTTCGATTGCTAAGCGGATTCTGATTTCGTGGGTAGTGGTGGCAATTATCTTTTCCCTCATCGGGTTTGGTATTGGGGCAATTTGTTCAAGCAGCCCAGAACAAACCGAACCGGAAACCCAAAAGGAAATTCTGATTTTCGGAAAGCCTGACGGGAAAATCTTTGAAGGTGAAATGCCCGGTGAATGGGCGGGGGATTTGAAATTTGTTCCGCTTGATGTGCCTATGGATGAAGATTTGCAAGAATTTGTTTTCTACCTATCCGCAGCCTATGAAATGGATTTTACCTTTGTGATGGCGTTGATCCAGCAGGAAAGCGGCTTCCGGTCGGATGTTGTGAGTGCAACCAACGATTACGGGCTAATGCAGATCAATGAAGTAAATCACCAATACCTGAAAGAACAGCTTGAAATTGCTGACTTCCTGAACCCCTATGACAATATCAGGGCGGGAATGTTCATATTACGGAAGCTGTTTGAAAAGTACGAAACCCCGGCAAAGGTGCTGATGGCGTACAACATGGGTGAAACAGGGGCTTCCCGGCTATGGGAACAAGGAATCTTTGAAACTAACTATTCAAAATCAGTTTTACAAATTCAGCAGGAATTGAACGCTGAATTAGAAAGGAGTTCAAGCAATGATTAAGTGTAAACAGGCAATGGAAAGTTCAGCTTGCGGCAAGGCGTGTTGCTGTTTGGAGTGTGAGGAAAGGGAAAGCTGCAAGGATGTATGCACCGAACTTTCTACGGATTGTGAAGATGCCTTCAATGAGGAAACCGCCCTTCAGGAGTTCAGAAACACCCAGCTTGCCACCCTGAACGCTATTGCTTCCCTGACGGCCCACAAGAAGGCCATTGAGGATCAGGAAAAGCAGATGAAGGCCACCTTGTATGAAGCTATGGTGAAGTTTGGCGTGGACAAGTTTGAATCCGCTGTTCTGAATCTGACCCTTGTGAAGCCCACCACGACCACCACCATTGATTCCGCCAAGCTGAAGAAGAAATATCCCGACGTAGCGGCGGAATGTTCTAAAACCAGTACCAAGGCCGGTTATGTGAAAATCAACCTGAAGGGCGGTGAAGCGGTTGCCAGGGATGAATTTTGGGATGCCCTGAAGGATCACGCCAAGAAGAATCACCAAGAACGGGTTGCCAGGGATGAATTTTGGGATGCCCTGAAGGATCACGCCAAGAAGAATCACCAAGAACGGGTTGCCAAGAACCCTGATCGGATCGCCTATGCTATTCAGCAGTTTGAAGCCCATGGGATTGAATACCAACTGAAAAATGAGCAAACCGGCCACTTTCACTGTTGGCGGAAGTCTGATGATAAACTGTTCCAATTCTACGCTGGAACAGGAAAGATTCAAGAGTTCAGCCGAGTCAGGGGTGTTCATAACCTGATCAAGATGCTAGAGGAGTGAAGTCCTAATGATCATCAAATGGCACCCATGCCCCGGACACCCCAACTATGAGATCAACCGATTGGCCCAAATTCGTTCAGTAAAAACCGGGAAGCTGTTGAAGCCTTATGATGATGGTTCCGGTTATTTGCGGGTGAAGCTGGATGGAAAGAATTGCCGGTTACATATTCTTGTGGCGCTGGCCTTTATCCCGAACCCTGAAAACAAACCCGTGGTGAACCACAAACACGGCAAAAAGCATGATTGCAGGGCTTCCCAACTGGAATGGGCAACCATTTCAGAGAACACAAAACACGCTTGGGATCATGGCTTGATCCAGCGGGAGGTGAAAAAGCATGGCCGGTGAAAAAAACTTTGAAAACCGCCTGAAGGACTGGTTGGAATCTGAAGGCATTTACCCTTTGGGCCACCCTGAAGATAAAATGACCGTTCCGCCCTGTGGGTATTGGGAAAAACGGTGGGGAGGTGGAAGATATACCAAATCCGGTTTGCCTGATATGAAAATCACCATAAAAGGTATTTCCCTTGAAGTGGAATTGAAGGCTTCCAACGGAACCCCTTCAGAACTTCAAAAACGAAACCTGGCACAGATCAACCAATCGCAGTGTTTCGGTTTCGTCCTGTACCCGGAAGGGTTTGAACAGTTCAAAGACCTTGTGAAAGGGGTGATAAATTGCGGTATTCACATTCCAGCGTTGATTGCTTTGAAAAATGCAAACGCAAATTCAAAATGCGTTATCTTCAAGGAATAACCACTATTCCGGCAACTGAACCGGATAACCCTTTGATTTTAGGGCAGACGGTTCACACCGGAATTGAAAAAAGCCTTGAAGAAGCAATCAGGGAATATTGTTTCAGCTTTCCGATTATCACGGATGAACACATAAACGAGATAATCAAGTTTGAAACGGTGATCCCGCTTGTTAGGGCGGCAATCCCGCCCGGTGGTAAATTCGAGGTTGAAATCAAAGATGATGATTTCCACGGGTTCATTGATTACCTTGTACCAATGGGATATATGGCAAAAGAAGCAATGTTCAACCCATACGGGGAAGATGTTGATGTGTTCGATCTTTACGATTTCAAGTATTCAAACAATGTATCAGGCTATAAGAAATCGGGGCAGCTTCACGAATACAAGTATTTCTTTGAGAAAAACAACCCCGGAAAGAAAATTCGGAATATGTACTTTGTGTTCATTCCCAAAGTTACAATCCGGCAGAAGAAAACGGAAACCCTACTTGAATTCAGGGAACGCCTGAAAGCGGAATTGTCCGGGGTGGAAGTTAAAATTATTCAAATAGAGTTCAACATTGAAAAAGTGATTGAATTCTTGTTTGGAATAAAAGCGGTGAATGAGGAAACAGAGTTCCCGCAAGAAAAAAGTTACCTATGTAGGTATTGCGAATTTCAAGAGTATTGCGAGAAAGGATGGAATTATTTTATGAAATTACCTGAAAACAAGAGAAGAAACATTGAAGCCGTTGAAAAGCGTGTACTTTGGATTTACGGTGTGCCGTTTTGTGGCAAAACCACCTTTGCAAACGCCTTTCCCGATCCGCTTATGCTGAATACGGATGGCAATATCAAGTTCGTTGATGCCCCGTATATCCGCATTAAGGATAAAGTGAGGGTTGAGGGCAGACAGACGAAAAGAACGCTTGCTTGGGAAGTGTTCAAAGACACCATTTCCGAACTGGAAAAGAAGGAAAACACCTTCCGAACAATCGTTGTTGATTTGCTGGAAGATTTGTATGAGCATTGCCGCTTGTATATGTATCAGCAGATGGGGATCACCCATGAATCGGATGATTCTTTCCGTGCGTGGGATAAGGTAAGGGGCGAATTTCTGAACACGCTGAAACGCCTGATGAACCTTGATTATGAAAATATCATTCTGATTTCCCATGAGGACACCAGCAAGGATATTACCCGCAAGGGCGGCGATAAGATCACAGCGATTAAGCCGAATTTGCAGGAAAAAGTTGCAAATAAGGTTGCCGGAATGGTTGATGTGGTTGCCCGTATTGTGGCAGATGGTGAAATCCGTACATTTTCCTTCAAGTCGAATGAAGTCATTTTCGGCGGCGGGCGTTTGAAGGTGAACGCAAAGGATATTCCGCTTGATGTGGATGCTTTATTTGCCGTCTATGATGAAGCGAACAAAAACGCCGCTTCCGGTACAGCAGTAACCCCGGCAACCACAGCGAAAACGGGAAGAACCGGAAGAAAGAGAACGGAAACCCCCGCCACAAACGCAGATAAGCCGCAGGACACCCAAAACGAGGAACAGGCGGTAAATAATACCCCTGAACAGGAAACCACGCAGGAAGCCGCAGAACAGGAAGCGGCAAACCCCGCAGAGGAAAACCCCGTTGAAGGTGCAATGAATTCCCCGGAAGCAACCGCAGAAGCGGAAGAAAAGCCCCGCCGTAAGCGTAAGGCAAGAGAATAAGAAAGGAACAGGTGAAAAATTATGCCGAACAACAAAGACATGGAAGCGTTAAGTGCATTGTTAGGACTTGGAATTATCGGTTCTATCCTTGATGCAGACGGAAAAGGAACGCCCGATCTGAACGACATTATGAAGAAAATGCAGAAGGATCAGCCGAAAGGTTGCAGACCGGAAGCACCCTTCAAGATTGATCCGGCAACGGCAGTAAAGAAATCTGCT